CTTTAGCTTTTGAATCATGGAAGGAACCCATTCAGGAGAGGACATTTGCTCTAGGCGATTCGACAACGCAGCGTACACGTTAGGCATGCGGTAAAAGCCCTTCAGGGCGTAGCAGTCAAAGCACACGCTGCCTTCAACTTGCGCTAGTTTGGAACCAGTCTTACAAGCTAAAGCGGGGATGCTCCAGCTATGGCATGGCATCTTTGATGTTTTAGAGAGAGTCAGTTTCATTAGGGTTCTTTGGGGTTGTGTGGGGTTGTGTGGGGAGGGTGATTAGTTTTGCTGCCAAACGTGATACCATCCATTCTGAAGCTGGATGACTCCACCGAAGGGTAGTGTTTTAACGCAGGCGATAGCTCCGGCCTTAGTGGCGTAGTAGTTGACGTAGGAGAGAGATTTGTCGGTCATGCAGAGTAATTCGGAACAAAGGGAGGGAGACTTTAGGAAAAAGTTGAAGAATTTTTATGGGGGTAGTGAGAATTGTTGTAAGGTGCTGGGAGATGGGGAGTTGTGGGAGATTTTTTTGAAATAGGCGCGTACCAGGTGCGGACTGGTTTTTTTTTTTGAAGGAGGTGGAAGTGGTCTGAAAACTGGAGAGAACAGCCAGTCTTGAAAACGCGGCAGAGTGTCGCGACAATGCCGCCATGCACACGGACATGGAACAAATGGCAGAGCAGACCACAGAACAGCCGGAACCGCGATGGAAGCATCAATTGATAGGCGGCAGTAGAAAGGGCATTCCAAACAAGCAAACGGTAGCAATCAAAGACGCAATCGAACGTGCGTTTACAAAGCTAGGCGGGACCGATTACCTAGTCCATGTCGGGAGGACCGATCCTCGCACGTTCTGCGCTTTGTTATCAAAACTGCTTCCCACCCGTCTTTCAAACGCAGATGGCAGTCCTCTGTTGGCTGCGCTCACAGAATTAACGGATGCTCAACTCGAAGCCAGAACAGCACGTGCTCTCGCGGATGCTCAACGCGCCGGCTTAATGGCCGCTTCCGAGGGTGCTTCTAGTGCTCAGGTACTGGAGGTGCAGGCGGAGGTGGTGCGGCCAGCACAAGGGGCGGCAACACAGGAGATAAAGCCATAACGTAATACTATGTCCGTCATGTGGAGTGCGTTTCGTTGATTATAAGGCACTTACGCAGATATATATCCTACCTATTCGGTACAGTATAGGCTTGGACGCTGGTCCGGTCCGGTCCGGTTGAGACTGGAAAACCACTATATGTAGTGGTCTCTCTAGGTGATACCACTATATGTAGTGGTAGGCACCCGGTCGTCACCCCCAGGCCGGTTCCTTTTAAGAGAGAAGTCGAGGTCCCTACCCAGACTGTCCAGTCCCTCCCTACAACCAGTCAGTGCTACCTGTGTGTACAGCTTCGTGCTCCCTCTGTGTGTACAGCTAGGTACAGCCTCTCTGTGTACAGCTCAGTGCTCCCTACACACCCCTTCCTTCGCTCTATACGCCCCTTCTACCCCCCCTCTCTCTTTTCGGGGACCAGTCTGTACCTAAAGCTCTCTGTACAGCCTTGTAGGGCTCTCTTACTTCACGCAACTATCTCTCTGGTTGTACTTAAAAAATAGGGACACGTCCCTATTAGTACTAATAGTACTGATGGTACTACTAGGGGGGCCATCACCCCAGCCGGGCTACCCCTAGTCACCCCATAGGGCTGCCTCTTTTTTCGGGACCGTCTTCTTATCTCTCTTTTTCTTGTTGCAGGCTTCTCTCTTACTGTTATCGCTGTTTGTCGTATGGAAAACACTACAAGAAAGAGAACCAAGAAGGCATCAGCACCAGAAGTGGTAGCTTTGAAGAAGTCAGTGAGTGCAGCTCTCAAGGCAGCCTGGCACGTTGAACAGCTTCGTGCACGGATTGAGAAGCCTAAGAGGGAGAGGAACACTTTGGCGAAGAAGGTGGAATTGCAGAGGGCTGCTTTGGAGGAGGTGAAGGCTACTGTGGAGAGTTTGTTGGAAGGCTTGAAGCCGGCTGGTAAGCCTTTGGTGGAGACGCTCAACACTTCTGTCGTGTCAGAGTCTAGTGCTGCTGCTTAGTGTGACTCCTAGAGCCCGCCAAGGCTAGTGCGCAAGCATCCTCAAACCGGCGGGCCACTTACTTTCGCGACACCTGCCGCTGGCTCCATGCCGGTGAGCACGGACCGGGGATGCTCGGTCGATGCAGTGGTGTGACACTGGGAGAGACTAGACACCTTCGGGACGCCGAATCGGGAACGCCGCCAAGAGTCAATGGGCGTGACAGGCTGGAGAGACAGCCAACTCTTTTCAATGAAAGTACTGGTAGCATGTGAATACAGTGGAGTAGTGCGTGAAGCGTTTAGGCGCAAAGGACACGATGCTGTTTCGTGTGACTTGCTGCCTTCTGATGATGTAGGGCCGCATCACTGGGGAGACGTGCGTGAGATCATTAACGATGGCTGGGATCTGATGATCGCTCATCCACCGTGTACTTACTTGTGCTCTTCAGGACTGCACTGGAACAAGCGCCGGCCTGAGCGGGCTGCCCAGACTGAAGAGGCTTTGGAGTTTGTCAGGTTCCTGCTGGAGGCGCCGATCCCGCGTATTGCGCTAGAAAACCCGATTGGCTGTATCTCGACTAGGATCAGGAAGCCTGACCAGACCATTCATCCCTGGCAGCACGGTCATCCAGAGAGTAAGGCTACTTGTCTTTGGCTTAAAGGACTGCCGTGTCTGACTCCTACAAACCTCCTACCGCTTCCTGAGTCTGGCCGGTGGAGTAACCAGACTGCTTCTGGTCAGAATAAGCTAGGACCAAGCGCAGACCGCTGGAAGATTCGCTCCACTACTTACACAGGAATTGCAGAAGCAATGGCAACTCAATGGACTTAGAACCCGCTGAACCACCAGAGAAAGCCACTAAGCTGGCTTACGCACTCCTTCTCGATGCCATCAAGAGAGACATGGACTACGAAGAGTTCTCTTTTGAACTAGAAGGAGGAATCGATGATGGAGTGGAGTATAAAGTTCTAGTGATGAAAGTATGATTGACACTTTCAACACTCTTGTGCTAACTCTTCTGCTCAACCGAAACCACTGGTGTGCGACTGGCGGTTTGGGTGGGTGTGCCCCGGCTCTGTATGTGCAGATGTCCGGGGCTTTCTCTTTATGAGCGACATCCTCGACTCCATCGACAAGAAGCTCGAACTGGCCCTCCTGCTAGAGGAGACGCTTAGGCGTAAGAAGGAGCGCAAGATCTCTGGTTACTTCCCTGATGACGGGCCTCTCAAGCGTGACCTGTACCCCAAGCATCTCGCTTACTTCGCTGCCGGCAAGACGTACAGAGAGCGCCTCATGATGGCTGCCAACCGTATCGGAAAGACTGAGTCGATTGGTGGGTACGAGATGGTTCTCCACATGACTGGGAAGTACCCTGCTTGGTGGGAAGGCAGGAAGTTTGACCAACCCATCAGTGCCTGGGCCGCAGGAGACACCGGCAAGACGACTCGTGACATTCTTCAGATGAAGTTGCTTGGGCCTCCCGGAGAGTTTGGTACGGGACTGATTCCCAAGGCAGATCTTGTCCGCACTACTGCCAAAGCAGGGGTCGCAGACGCAATCGAGACGATCTCTGTCAGACACGCCTCTGGTGGCGAATCGCGCCTGACTTTTAAGTCCTACGACCAAAGACGAGAAGCGTTTCAAGGCTCGGAACAGGATGTCATCTGGTTGGACGAAGAGCCGCCTCTGGACGTGTACACAGAGTGTCTACTGAGAACGATGACCAACAACGGCATGACGATGCTCACCTTCACGCCTCTAATGGGCATGAGTGAGACTGTCATGTCGTTCCTGCCCAACGGAGAAGTTCAAGAGCACTCCAGTGGCAGCAAGTACGTTGGGATGGCTACTTGGGACGATGTCCCGCACCTGACTAAGCAACAGAAGGAAGAACTCTGGGCCTCGATCCCGCCCTTCCAGAGGGATGCCCGCTCCAAAGGCGTTCCACAACTCGGTGCCGGTGCTATTTACCCAGTGCCAGAGAGTGAACTCGTCGTCCCTGAGTTCCCGATTCCTGAGCACTGGAAGCGTTGCTTTGGCATGGACGTAGGCTGGAATAGGACAGCAGTCGTCTGGGGTGCCACTAACCCAGATAGTGGAGTCACCTTCCTGTACAACGAGTACTATCGTGGACAGGCAGAGCCCATCCTACACGCTGAAGCGATCAAATCTCGGGGAGAGATCCCAGGTGTGATCGACCCTGCCTCCCGGGGCCGTGCTCAGACTGATGGACAACAGCTTCTAAGCATGTACCGCAAGCACGGGCTCGACATCACGTTAGCCAATAATGCTGTTGAGAGTGGTCTTTACAGTGTGTGGCAAATGATGTCTGAGAACCGTATAAAAGTGTTCTCGGGACTCCGAAACTGGCTCAACGAGTTTAGGCTCTACAGGCGGGATGAGAAGGGGCGTGTAGTCAAGGATAACGACCATTTGATGGACGCGACTCGCTATTTGGTGGTAAGTGGTTTAAGTAGAGCTGCCCTTCCCGGTAAACCTTCCCACAAACAAGGCAGCACGTTTGCGATGCCCGTAGTCAACTTTTTCAAGCGATGAACGAAGACAAATTAGCTGATATTCACCAGCAAGCCCGTGCAGAGTTCGATCAAATCCAGTCTGCCCTCTACCAAGAGCGCATGAACTGCCTTGGTGACCGCAGGTTCTGCTCGCTCTCAGGCGCGCAATGGGAAGGACCACTCGGGCAACAGTTCGAGAACAAGCCTAGGTTCGAGGTCAACAAGGTGCACATGGCGGTCCAGCGGATCATCAACGAGTATCGCAACAACCGAATCGGCGTTTACTTCGTTTCCAAAGAGGGAGAAGAGTACGACAAGCTCGCAGACACCTGTGCCGGCCTCTATAGGGCAGATGAACAGTCTCCCACCGCTGAAGAAGCCTACGACAACGCCTTTGAAGAGGCTGTGATGGGTGGATTTGGAGCTTGGAGACTTCGTACTGAGTACAAAAACGAGGAAGATCCAGAGGAAGACGAGCAGAGAGTGTGCATCGAGCCGATCTTTGACGCTGACACCAGCGTTTACTTCGATCTCGGGGCAAAGCGCCAGGATAAGGCAGATGCCAAGCGGTGTTTCGTGCTCACCAGCATGACGTATGACGCCTACAAGGCTGAATGGAACGATGATCCGTCCACCTGGCCCAAGACGATCACTCGCTCTCAATTCGACTGGTACACTCCTTCAGTCGTTTACGTTGCTGAATACTACGTCGTCGAAGAAGTCTCCCAGCAGATCCGCATCTATCGCGACTTCAGTGGCAAAGAAGAGTCCCTCGGGCCTGATGAGCTTGATGAGGAAGAAGAAATGCTCGCCACAGGCTGGAAAGAGGTGCGGCGTAAGAAGGTTAAGACCCGTAAGGTGCGCAAGTACATCATGTCAGGGGCCAAGATCCTTGAAGACTGTGGGTACATCGCCGGCAAGAACATCCCGATTGTCCCTGTGTACGGGAAGCGTTGGTTCGTGGACAACGTCGAGCGTTGCATGGGGCATGTGCGCCTCGCCAAGGACGCTCAACGCCTCAAGAACATGCAGTTGAGTAAGCTGGGCGAGATTGCAGCCTTGAGTGCCATGGAAAAGCCCATCCTGGTGCCTGAACAGGTCGCCGGGCACCAATTAATGTGGGCAGAGGACAATCTCAAGAACTATCCCTACCTGCTCGTCAACCCGATCACTGACTCCAACGGGAACACCTCCGCAGGCGGTCCTGTGGCCTACACCAAGCCTCCTTCCATCCCTCCCTCCATGGCTGCCCTCTTGCAGCTTACAGAGGCCGATATGCAGGAGATCTTGGGCAGCCCCCAACAGGGCGACAAGATGGTCAGTCACCTATCCGGCAAGACCGTGGAGCTGATCCAGCAGCGCCTCGACATGCAGACCTTCATCTACATGTCCAACATGGCAAAGGCAGTGAAACGGTGTGGCGAGATCTGGCTCTCCATCGCCCGGGATATCTTCGTCGAGCAAGGCCGCAAGATGAAGTCTGTCGCTTCCAACGGGAAGATGGAGTCCGTCGAACTGATGAAGCCTGTCGTCAACGAAGAGGGCGAGATCGAGTACGAAAACGACATGTCAGACGCTGAGTACGACGTGGAAGTCACTGTTGGCCCAAGCAGCACGACCAAACGGCAAGCCACTGTTCGCGCTCTCACCGACATGATGACCCTCACCCAGGATCCTGAGATGACTCAAGTCCTCTCCGCCATGGCAATGCTCAACATGGAAGGAGAAGGAATTGAAGACGTTCGCGACTACTTCCGCAAGAAGCTGCTCAGAATGGGTGTTGTCAGGCCCACTGACACTGAAGCGCAGGAAATAGCCGCAGAGGCTCAGAA